CTATTCCATTCGTAGGTATGGTGGAGATTGACGATGATGAAACAGAATCAATGGATAGAAAACTTTTTGCTAAAACACAGAAGGAGGTGGCAGATGAACTCGGAGTAACTAGACACGCAGTAGGACAAGTAGAAAAGAGGGCGATGAAGAAGTTTAAGGAAAAGTTTATCGCCAAGTTTAAGAAAGATGATTTTATTTAACAGGGAAATTTATGAAAACCAAATCGTTAAAAACTAAAAAGGCTCTTGCCTATTTACAAGCTAACCCGTCAGCGAAAGCAAGTGAGGTGGCTAAGAAGTTTAATATGACACTCTCGTATGTGTATGTATTGAAGAGTAAGTCTAAGAAGCCTAGCAAGATAATTAAGACTTCAACGAAGAAAGAAGTCGTAGATAACGTGAATCATCCTCCACACTACAAGGTTGGTGGTATCGAGACGATTGACTTTATCGAGGCTAAGAAATTAAATTACAACCTTGGTAATGTTGTTAAATACATTACTCGTGCCGACCATAAGGGCAGTCGTAACGAGGATTTGAAGAAAGCCCTTTGGTATCTTAATCGTGAACTAGGGAGAAAAGCATGAAGAAAGTAATCGCAGTAGTATTCGTAGCCTTATTATCAACGGGTGTTATGGCACAAGTTAAATGTCAGCCCGATGGTAGAGGTGGTATGTGCTGTTGGGATGTAGGGACTCAGGGTCCGTTTAAGCCCATCGGTTGTTAAATTAAGTCTTAGGGGAATTCGCCTAACGGTGCGTTCCCCATTTTTGTAGCTATTGAACAGGGAAAAATAAGTATGAACACAGGTGTCGAAATATTATTACAACGGATAAAAGATTGTCCTGATGATTTTCAATACGACGTAAGCACAGACCGTTCAACCAAATGGAATCAGCTATTGATGGAAGCTTTGCGTAGTGATGTTATTACCGAAGAAGAAAAGTCAGCGTTGAAAAAAGAAATTACTGAGATGGGTCGTGAGCGTTTTACTGAAAAAGTAATGCGGGTATTGGCAGGGGCAGACAATGAAATGGTTGACCTATACGAACACGAAATAGGTAATCCAGCGTTCGGGAGTATGGCAGATGCCCAAAGATATCAAAATGAAATGATGCGTAGGCAATTAGATGCTCAAAGAGTCACACTAAAGAGAGAAGAATTAAATAGTATAAGTGCGCAAGATAAGGCAAAACTGTTAGCCATACTCGATGAGCAAAGAAACGCAGGTAAGAAGAAAGCTAAACCTAGATGAGCATTATCACTCTCGACTTTGAGACCTACTACGACAAGGACTTCTCCTTGCGTAAACTCACGACTGAAGAATATATCAGGGACAAGCGCTTTGAGACTATCGGTGTTGGATTGAAGATAGACGATGCGGAAACCAAATGGGTTAGCGGAACTTGTCAGGAATTAAAACCATACCTGATGTCATTCGATTGGGCGAACTCCGCGGTGCTTTGTCATAACATGATGTTTGATGGTGCGATTCTGTCGTGGAAGTTCGGCATCGTTCCCCACATTTACTTTGACACTCTTTGCATGGCTCGTGCGTTGCATGGGGTGGACTCCTCTGCGTCACTATCTGCACTCGTAGAACGCTATGGCTTGGGCGCAAAAGGCACAGAAGTCGAAGATGCACAAGGCAAGTATATAACTGGCTTCACTTCTGAGGAACTCGATAGGTATGGTCGCTACTGCATAAACGATGTGGAGTTAACAAAGAAACTATTTGACGTTATGTCAAAGGATTTTCCATTGAACGAACTTAAGCTAATCGACATGACGCTACGGATGTATACGCAACCTACGCTTGAGGTAGATGATGCTTTGCTGATGGATAGGTTAGATGAAGTCCGCTGCCAAAAGAGTGAGTTACTTCAATCGCTGATGGGCAAACTCAAATGCGAAACCGAAGAAGAGGTGCGCAAGAAGTTGGCTAGTAATAAGAAGTTCGCAGGGCTATTGGAAGAATTTGGAGTTCAACCACCGTTGAAGACTAGTAAAACCACAGGCAAAGAAACCTTTGCACTTGCCAAGAACGATGAGGGTTTTATCGCCTTGACAGAGAGTGAAGACCCTTTTATACAACAACTATGTGCGGTGCGTCTTGGCACTAAGTCTACATTGGAGGAGTCACGCATTGAACGATTCATTGATATTGGTAAGCGTAATAAAGGTCGTCTTCCTATTCCTCTTAAGTATTACGGCGCTCATACTGGTCGTTGGGCTGGTTCTGACAAGGTTAACTTTCAAAATCTCCCCTCCCGTGATGTCAAAAAGAAGACGCTCAAGAGTGCAGTCATAGCGCCCGAAGACCACATGGTCATCAACTGCGACTCCTCACAGATTGAGGCTAGGGTGTTGGCTTGGCTATCAGGACAAGAAGACTTGGTCGAAGCCTTTGCTAACAAGAAAGATGTTTATAGCCTGTTTGCCTCGGAGGTATATGGCAAGACAATCACTAAGCAAAACCCTGTTGAGCGATTCGTGGGCAAAACTTGTATCCTCGGTCTAGGGTATGGGACTGGCGCAAGTAAATTACAGCACACACTAAAGACTACCCCGCCTGGCGTTGAACTAGACGAAGATGAGTGTAAGCGGATAGTTGATTTATACAGACAAAGTAACGATGCCATCGTAGGTCTGTGGCGAGAGTCAGAGGATGCGTTAGAAAGTATTTTCGCAGGAGTGAAAAAGCCGTATTATTTAGGACAACACCGTTGCCTGACTGTCACTTCGGAGGGGATTCTTTTGCCCAACGGTTGTTATATCCGATACCCCGACCTCACAGTTGAGATCCTAAACAACAAGCCTCAGTACAGCTATAAGTCCCGTAAAGGACCCGTGACTCTATGGGGCGGGGCCGTGGTTGAGAACGTAGTTCAAGCCTTGGCGCGGTGCATTGTGGGGGAACAGATGCTTAGCATTCAGGAAAGATATTCTGTAGTGTTGACTGTGCATGACGCGGCGGTGTGCGTAGTGCCTAAAGAAGAAGTAGAGGAAGCCTGTAGATTTATTGTTGAATGTATGTCTATACCCCCTGACTGGGCTAAAAATTTACCCGTAGCTTGTGAGGCACACTATGGACAGAATTATGGTGAGATGAAGGAGTGGAAATGAACGAAAAAATAATGGAAGAGCAGATAAAGACGCTTGAAGAACTTTATATTTCGGTAAATAATAATTACACCGATCTTTTTTGCATATTTTGTGATTTTGCCGTTTTGTTAAAACAAAAATATCCTGATGCGTATAACGAATTGAACGCACTGGTTGGCACACACGATTTGATGAAAAAATTGATGGAAAAAAGCGATGTATTTAATAAAAGATGAAAACGGGGAAACCATGCGAGTCGTGGGCAGACAAGAAGAAGCTAAACAGATTGTGGCTAACCGTGAGGGTTGGACATATAAGTGCGTACGTAAACCCGTACGTAAGGTTGATTTAAGTGAACTAGGGGAGGCGCTATTTTGAAAAAGTTAATTGCAACACTTCTGTTGTGTCCTGTAATTGCGCATGGTGCGGTAGTTGCGTCTATGCCAAATCAAGCGGGCGGTAAGATTGTTTTGACTGACGAGGCTTGTGTATACAGAGGCAAAACCTACGCTAATTTATATAAAGCTTTTTTCTACGTCAATTCAGGTTTGACTGGTGATGGATGCTGGGCAATCGAAGAAGGAAGCGAGAGCGTTACAGTTATTTGGCACGATGGCGGAGACACAAAGCGTTACCCAATAGCTAATTTTGATATTAGGAGAAGATAATGTTTGAAACAATTATTAATTTACTGGTTTTATTTGTGGCTACCTTTGCCGTCATCATATTCATGGCGGTGTTTGGGTTCTTCCTGTTCATCATGTTTGCCTGTGTATACATTGGGTGGAACGAAGTTAAGGACAAGTCAATTAGTGGTATGTGGAATAGGATTAAGAAATGAATGCATATGAGTTAGCAGATGCTTTACTTAAAAACTTGACGATGGAATATGACTGCGATGATTACATGGAGCAAGCCGCCAATATGCTACGCCAACAAGCAGACCGCATAGCGGAGTTGGAGAAAGGTGAAGAAGTTGCTGGTAGGTTCTACTGGGAAAGTGTTGT